CAACGTACTCATACCAATAACCGTCTGAATGCATTCCGCCTTTTGGATAAGCAGTAAAATCTTCATCTGTAACTAATTTCCAGATAGCCTTCTTCTGACTTACAAGCTCAGTTCCGACATATTCATATCCAAAGGTATTATTGGATAGGTACTTAGGAATAGCAGTAGACTCTTTAGGTTCAATATTAAGGCTACTAGGATTAGCTCCAGAAGGAAGATAGAGTTCAGCGGCCTTAGATGTAGAGTAGTATTTATGGCTCTGACCAATGTAACGTCAGAATTTACCATTTGTACTGTAAGGAAGTGGAACACCGTTTATACTAGGCATTTCAGTTGGTAACAACTCATGTAAAGGCGGATAGTAACCAAAGTTAGGACGTTTTAACGAAGGTTTATTCGCGTTAGCGGAATAGACAGGTACTTCCTCAAAATGCTCATCTGTAAACAACATCTCAGGCCAATGTGTAGTAGGTACTTTAGTTCCTTCAGGAAAGAAAGCTAATGCCTGAGTGATAGTAGAATTCTTACTGCGGAAATACCTCATTAGACTATTTGCCATATCCTCAAATCTAAGCGGGTCATCGCCATATTCCGCAATATATTCTTCTAGGGTAATTTCCTCACTAGAATCATGCGGAAGGACCTTAAGCTCAAAGCCTTTAGTGTATATACTACTAGGCTCTATTTCCGAAAAGGCAACCCATAGAGTCTCTAACCAAATATGAAGACTAGTATCAACTCCATAGTATTTCAGTTCAAAATACACACTCTCTTTTGGATTAGATGTATCTGGAATCCAAACACTTACGCCAGGAGCGCTATCATAATTAGCATCAGTTCCATAAGCATAATCAAATCCGCCATAGTTAACTTGATATGGTTTAAAGACTTTTAGAGAGCAATTATTTTTTCTTAAAGGCGTTACTCTCTGTACATAGACTGGGACAAAGTCTGCGGAATAAAATTGTTCAAATGGTAGCTTTTCCCACTCAGATACTGTGTACACAAATGATTGACCATGATAATCATCTTCATACCATCATGGAGTTTCATCAGTAGCAATACCAATAATCTTAGAATCTCTAAGTTCATCTTGTGTTGATTTATGAGGAAGCATTCGTCCTCAATCATCATAAGTATAGTAAGTAGCAGGGAATGGCCAATCGGGCTTAGTAGGATTCATTCCTCACTCTGTATTTCAATCTTGAATACTCTGTTGGTCAAAATAATAGAGTCTAGGAGTCTGTATGGTATCAGTAGATAAGGTAATATTATCACTAAATCCATACATGTAACTCTCTTCATCAATTGCATCAATAGAGAAGTAGCCGACAAAATCAAATAAATCTGGGTCAAAGAACTGCGGAACGTATTCTTCATAGAAGTACTGTAAGGAATTCACTTTAGTAGTTGTATGTCTAACATATCCTTCACCAAATGGAGTATAAGCCCAGACATCCTGACACAAAGCAACATTCCAAATATCATTCTGCAAATTAGTCAATATTACTTCATGATGCTGAACCCCTGGCCGCAAGCCTCTATCCATAGGGATAGGCTCAACGCCATTTATTAAGAATTCACTTGGTACTCTAGTAGTGAATTGGAAATGCGGATAAAGAATACAATTCTTATCTACAGAACAAACTAACCAAAATTCTTTTCTACCACCATGAACATTATCATAAAGTATAAAACTCCAATAGTTAAGAATGTGAAATATTGGGAAAGTAGATTCTTTATCTCAAGCTTTTCTATAAGCGTTATCAAAGTAAGCATATTCCTTAGTTAAAGGAAGGCTATGCCATGATTTACTATTTTCCGCAGGCGAAAATGCACCTGAGCCATAAATAGAATCTCTGTCAATACTATATCAACTACAATCAACAAAGTATTCTTCATGGTCATCAATATATTTAGCAGAAGCTTCTAAATAGCCAGTTTTAGGGTTTGTGCGCAAATAGATATAATAGTTATCTCTAACATAGAATGGCGCAGTTTCCCTATTTATTACATCAAAGTAATAACTATTAGTTTCGTAGAAATCCCTTTTATCTTTTGCTGTTGGTCATTTATATCCATCTCCATATTCATTACGTCCACGAATATCTGTAACTAATAATTTATCTAAATGACCATAAACATTAACATAATTATAATAAGAACCTGAAGGATTATATCTTTCCTTTAAAATAGTTAATCCATTTTTAGAGTCATAAAATCTTTTATAAGCATTTGATAACTTATCATCAACAATAAGTCCATCCCTTTCCCCAAATTTTTCATGCCATCTAGTGGCATTAGTTCCATATGACTCAGATGGAATTCCAAATGAATGAACTTCAAAAGAAATAGATAGAGGGCGTGTTGTAGTGTTTCTCATAGGTGCTTTATCATATTTATTTTCATATAAAGTCTTAGCATCGTAATCTAGCCAAGAGTAATAGACGATTCCACCGTATTCACTACAATACCAATCTGGCGCATACAAATACTCATAATTTTTTGAATTTGGGTTATAACCATTAAAATAATTTGTGGTACAGAAGTCAAGTTCATCAAAAACCGCATTTGATACTGTTCCAATAGGAAACCAATCATTAGAATCAGGACCTGTGGCATATGTTACAGTACGTCTGCATGGTTCATATGTGATTGAATCATCGCTATTATAATAACGTCTATAGAATATATCATCATTAGCTAATTCAAGCTTATAGAAAGTCTGATTGGTATAAGTCATACCAGAATAACTTCCAAGCTTAAATGGTACCTTATATTCAAAAGGCTCAGTTGTAAACCTATTAAGATATTTGGCGGATTGGGCTTTAGCGTACGCCATATCCAGATTATAGTGGAATTCAATTCTAGCACTTAAATTACCATTTTCCGCATACTTAATCTCTAAGATACTTTTGGAAAGAACGAAATCCTCACAAGAAATATAGATATATCCACCTGTGTCAGTCCACTCATCTGGCAATTCGTCATGAACATTTTTTTGGGCGGAATATACTTTATACTTTAAACAAAAGTCTCCTTCTATTCTGCCCTGACTATCTATTCTACGAGGCTTACGTCCTATTCTTTTGCTCATACCATAGAGCCTTTGACCAATTTCAATTCCAATATCAGTTGCATCGCTTCCATAAAAGATATTTTTACTTGAAGTTAATCTATCATTGTAATCTACTGGCTTAATTAAGAACCAATCTTTTCCATCCATTTTAACAGAATTAAATTGAGTTCTATTTAAAATAGTATTATTTAAATAATGTCAGTTTTCTCTTTTAAGAAAACTAGCGGGGAAAGAAGAACCAGTTGGAGTACCTAATCTAGTAACCAATTGATTTAAATTAGGCCCTTGCCGCACAATTGTATCCTGAGCGTGGTCAGTATATCACCAACGATGGTCATATTTTGATAATGGTTGATTGAAAGGCAATACTTGATATTCATTTCTGCTAGATAAGTTCATAGGCTCAACACCTAAAGAAACCTTGAACCCACTATCGTCATGATAAATATCGCCAACATAGAATTTATCTTCTTGTGGAACACCAATAGAATTTGGGTCATAATATTGAACGTATTCGTCCCATTGTATGCGGTCTGGGTACTGTTCTTCCCATTTCAAATAAGCTTTTCCTTTTGTTGGTTCATAAGTTTCAAAAGCTAAAGCATCTTTATCTTGGATTTCCTTCAAATTATTATAAGTTTCTCAGTCGTTGTCAACTTCGTATCTATTTCTAAAATAGATGTCATATTTATCTTTCACAACTGATTCTGAGAAACATTTATTTCATTTATGAGTTAAATCATCTCTGTGCTGATACACATCTATTTTTGTTCTCATACTTTAGTCTCCTATCTCAATAGCGTGGAATTCAAAGTTCTCATAAAGTCCATCGCGGATAACCCCAGAATACATATCAGCTTTAGCATTAGATGTATAAACATGGTATGTCCTATCCCCTTCTGAAGGGTCAAAGATAGAGAGGTAATACTCTTTCCCCTGGACTAATTCAATAATTCGTCTAATCGTTTCAGCGGAACAAGGTGGCATTACTATTTCAAACTTTTTAAGGTTAGGCTTTACCCAATAGATATGCATAACTCCATCCAAAGTTCTACCGCTATCTTCAGATGCTAAACTTTCTCAATCCTCATGGATATCTTTAGCAACAAAAACTTGCATAGAAGATGTATCTCCAATAGCGAAATAACCTTTTAGCATATTTCTACCTCCTTATATATTAAAGAGGAAGCCCTCTTCTCCATTGTTACATAGAGAAGAGAGGCTTTCCTGTTCTACGTTTATAAGCATTATTTCCTCTGTTCGCGGCATTGGCTATAGAATCATCGTCAATGGAAACAGAGAAATCAACGTCTTCAATCGCGGAAATAATTTGTCTTGTTGTCTGGACTCAAACATCAATTAAATCATCATTTCCTTTGTTTATGATGCCCTCTAATAATGACTGCGGAGCGGCGATTTCAGGATTGGTTCTAGCACCTGCGTACTCACCAAGGACAGCCATTGTAGGACTATCTATAATACCACCTCGCGCAAGATAAGGAATGTTGAAGCTCCATGATTGTCCGCCAAAGACTGGAACTCAATCTGGTACTTCAATACTAAATGAGTTGAGCGCACGAATGACTTCATTCATTGCATCTTTACACTGTTGGGCTACGCCCTCTCAGGTCTTACGCCAGAATCCTTTCCACTTACTTCAAGTTTCAGTAATCTTATTGTAAGCATTAACCCATTTATTTTTAATATCTTCAGTGATTTCTTGAGCCTTTTGGTTAACCTTATCCCATGTCTCAGAAATAAATTCTTTAATCTTAGTCCAAAGTTCTTGGGTCTTCTTCTTAATAGCTTCTCAACCATCACTAACAGTTGTTTTAACTGTTTCAAGACTGTTGAAGAAGAGTTCCATTAAGAGATTCCATAATTCTTCTAACCAAGTGTTAATTTCTTCTCAAAGCGCAATAGTTGTTTCTTGAACCCATAACCAAGCTTGTTCAATAGTAGATTTAAGCCATTCTCAAACAGTCTGACAAAGTAATAGAATTGCATTCCACTTTTCCATTAACCAAGTATGGATAATAGTCCAGATTTCAACAACCTTCATGTAGATTAAATTCCAGATTTCAGCTAAGAAAGTCTGAATATAAGTCCAAACCTCATAAGCCTTAGTCTGAATTAGTAACCAAGTATTCTCAAAGAATAACCTTATATTTTCTAGTACAACGCTGACATTATTATAGATTGTCTGGAAGATTCCTACGAACCATTCAACAAATCCACTAAATACTTCTAATGCACTATCAATAAAGCCTTGGAATACTGCTATAATTCCATCGACCAAATCAATAACAATTGGGTCACCAATTAACTGATATTTAAGTTCTAAGAACCAATCAATAATACCTTGAACAATACTTGCGACAAATTCAACAATGTCTCCAAGAGTATTGAATATATCACCAATTCCGCTAACAAGTTTAGCGGCTATATCAATTACAACGCTAAGCACATTTGCCGCGACACTTATTAGTACTGCCGCGATATTTCCGATAAGAGTTAAAGTTCGTCTTGCTAAATCAAAGATTACTTCTCAGATAGGTTTTAGTTTTCCAAGAGCATCATAGATTTTCTTGAAACCATCGCCTAATTTTGAGAGAGAATTTTTAAGTCTATCAATAGCCTCATGGAATCCAATAGCCTTGGCGAAATCAGAAACTTTCTTTTTAACATCAGAGAATAACTTGCCAATGCGTTGCATTACTCCGCCAAGTCCTCCATAAGAGGAAGTAAGAGATAGAATAGCGGCAATGGCGACTGCGGCAGGTGCGGCAATACCCTCTAATGCAGTTACAATTACTTTACCCGCATTAGACATTACAGTACCTAGTCAAGTAAACGTACCACCAATTGTATCGGTTAACTCAACAGCGGGGCCATTAAAGTAATACGCAAGATTCTGTAAAGGTATTCTTACTTTTTCTATGAAATCTGGGAATATCTTATTCAAATGCTTTACCGCAAAGTTTAAGGCACCTGCAAGTCCAGAAGCAATAGATGTTCCTAAACCATCTTTGAATAATCCTGTAATACCAGCGAACATAGCGGCATTTGCTAAGAACCCAGCAATACCTGAAATGATTTGACCTAAGAAAGTTACCTTGAACCAGGTAATTATCTTACCAATAGAACTTATCAAAGCATTCTTTCCATCGTCCATTAACCCATCCCAGAAACCTTTAAGAGCAGGCCAGATGATATTATCTTTAACATCCTTGAAGACGCCAAGCCAATCCACGCCAGAAAGCATTGCGCCAACTGTATAGCCAATCTGATACCAGTCAATAGATAATAAGAAATCCATTATACTATTAACCAAATCCGCAACCGCTTTCTTAATTCCTTCAATATCTATATTCTCAAATATAGATTTAAAAGTATTATTTACATTAGTCTTTAATGTTTCCCAATCAACCATATCAACAAATCCTTGAATTAGTTGACCAAGAGAGTTAAGACCTTCATAAATGGCGCGGGCTAGGTTATCCCAATGTATCTGGCTAACAAAGGCATTGAACGCTTCGCCAAGCTTTTGTCCATTCTCATATGCCTTCTGGATGAACTTGTCAAAGAATCCAGTAGCAATATCAATAAAGAAATTTAAATTGTTGGCAAAGAAGTTACCTAGACCTTTCCAGTCTATATTCGCAAACCAACCATTAATTGCTCTACCTATTCCCTCTCCAAGAGCCAAAGCATTAAATGTCTCTAAGAAGGAATTAGCAATATGAATTATAGAATTAAATCCATCCGCTACTAATTTGCCCAGGAAATCCCAATCAAAGGCTTCAACTAAGCCATTAAGTATGCGGGCTAGGATATTCGCGTATTTTGTTCCCCATGCGTCAAACTTTAAGATTCACTCATCAAGCTTGTACATGGCTTTATTTAGGACTTGGGCTATCTCTCTTCCTATTTGTTCAAATTCACCCGCATCCCATAAATCTTTTATCTTTTGGAGCCATTCCTCAATCTTTTTAAACGGTTCATCAAGGTCACCCATGTCAAAGTAACTGTCTAGGTCATCAACACCTATACCACCTAAACCGCCAAGTCCTCCTCCGCCTGAATCATCAGATTGCGGATTGAGGGTTTCTAGTTCATCAAAGCCCGCTATGGTAGCTTTAAACTTCTTGGCATTCTTATTGGCATTACCTAGGTTATCAGATAGGTCTCCCGCGTCATCAGCCATTCCTCCTAAAGGAGAACCGCCTCCACCGCCTCCGCCAACAGAAAGACCAGAACCGCCAAAGATTTTAGCAATAGCATTAACGACAGCAATAGCATAAGATAAAATCTTATTTAATAAGGCTACTACTGGAGTTAAAATCTTTATCAAACCATTTCCAACAGATGAAATTAGTTGATATCAATTATTAGTTAATAAGCGCATTTGGTTCGCCCAGGAACCTGCGGTTTGGGCAAAGTCATTCTGCGCATTAGCGGTAGCGGCTAAGACGTAGTTGTATCTTAATGCTACCTGTTGAGCCGTACTCATTTGGTTATAGCTCGTTGCAATACCTCTGCTTAATCTATAAGCTTCAAGGTTCGCTTCATTCATTACAATACCAAATTGCCTTAACGCTCTACTCTGACCAGTAAAGATACCTTGTAGTGCGTTAGAGGTAACATCTGTTGTGGTATTGAAGAAAGAAGCCATGTCAGCAGATAAACCTGCTAACTGAATAGACATTTTAGCGCCAGCCTTATTAGTAATACCAACACCATCCGCCATAGCCATGAATGTACCAGTTAGCTTTTTAGCAGCTAGTTCAGATAAACCAAACTGGCGAATTGCTGTCTTAGCAAACTGATTAGCGCTATCTACCGCATCTCCAAAAGCAACATCAACTACATTTTGTCACTCTTGCAATTGAGAGGCGGTTTCTACTGCGCTTTGACCGAATTTAAATAAACCTGCGGTTAGGGCCGCAAGTCCTAATCTTTTAAACGCTCTGTTAAGTCCAGAAGACGTTTTAGTAAAAGATTTAGTAAGAGATTTTCCAATCTTACCTGCAGTACTTTCTAAACCGTTTAGTTTTGATTTAACTCTATCAATGGCACTTTCTAATTGTTTTGTTTCGGCGCTAATAATAACAATTAACTTTTCTAATGTGATAGGCCATCACCTCCACTTTTTGCGCGCTTGGCGTTGTGCGCCTTTGCCGCAAACTCCATTTGTTCTTTAAGGAACATTGCTTGTTTGTACTCCAATTCTTTCTTCTCCTCCTCAGTCATACTAGCTTCTTTAAGAGAAGGAAAAGTTTCATCAAAGGAAGGTATTGGTTTCCCACTAAAGCTTAAGGAAACGAAGTTAGCAGTCATATGCGCCAAGTTGTAACTCAATGCTATTCTCTCTCTAGCTTTCATTTCCTCTGTTTCTCTATAATTCTGCAAAATGAGATTTAACTCTGCCAGGGTATAGTCCCAAAACTCAATTACCCCTACTCCGCAATGCATGGCGATTGGGAGTATTCTATCAAAGAGTTCTTCTCAAGTCTTTGGGCCATCAACTACTTCTTGATGACCTTCTGAACGTTTTTTGCGCCGTCTTCCTCTTCTTCTTCTGGAATTAAACCAGATGCTTTAAAGGCATCCATTAGGACAGGAACCAAGTCCATCATATTATGGCCTTCATCTACAAATTCATCATAAATATCATAAGCTTCATCAATAGTAATACCATGATTGTATTTGCGCATAGCAAACTGAAGCATGATAATTAACTTCTCTAAATCAGGAAGCTTCTGAGTCTGCGCAATCTCCATAAAAATGTTAATTGGATTTGTTCCAAGTTTCTTCTCTAGATCAACTGCGTCTTTTGCGCCAAGACGAAGTTTATAATCTTTGTCCTTAACTGTAAAAACTGTATAAAGCA